TCGAAAACCAACGGCCTCAGGATTGCGTTTCTAACTAATTGGTCCATGATCTAAAACTCCTTTATTTAGGCTCGCTTGTGTCGCCCCCATGCGGGCAATCGTGCGTATGGTGTTCGAGGCTGATACCATCAGCGATGATGTCTTGCAGGCCGATGATCTTGCCCGAGAAGGTAGCCGTACCGCCGCCAGAGCCGCCGGCTGCAATCACGCCGTTGATGTTGATCTGCGGGGACGTGAACGTAATTGCGGAGGGCGTGATTTCGATTGACGAACCGCCTACCGAGAAAGTGATCTTTGACCCCGCTGTTTCGGTAACTGTGGTCCCTGCCTTGCGGGTGATCGTTTGACCGGCCTCATCCGTGATTGACACGCCCGCGCCGCGCTTGATCTGTTCGTCTGCGAGGTGCTCAATGTTTTTGTGATGCCAGCGCCGCCAATCTACGGAATTGCCTACGCGCGGATTGCGCCAGCCGGTGATGATCGGATAGCGCGGATCGCCACCGATAAACTCAACCCAAACTGTATCTCCGGGCCAAATCTCAATCTCTGTCTCAAAGTTGCCAGAACGCGACTTGTCGCCAATCGGATATTCGATCTCTGCCTCTGGAAAGGTCTGCCCTCCATCCGTCACGCCAGCGAGCGAAATACGGCAAGTGCGGCGCGCCTGGTTGTAGGACTGAACGACAGCGGGAAAGCGGCCAAGCATGAGGCCGTAATCGGGTTGAAAGCTCATGATTCGACAGCTCCTAGCCAGAGTTTTGTGTAGGTTTCCTGCTGCCCGCCGTTATCCATGCCCGATTGAAAGACATGGGCGGCGGTGATGACGGCAAAGCGCTGATTTCCGGGCAGGGCAATGATGTCGCCCGCGCTGATTCGCACGTCCAGCAGCACCTTGAGGGTCTTTTTGCGCACTAGGGCGCGGCTCATGTTGTGCAGGCGCTGAGTGTTTTTGAACGGGGAGAATCGGACGGATCGGGGCTTTTGACGATTGCCGAAAACTATTGAAGCGTTATCAGCAATAGAGAAAAACCAAGGGATAGCGTGGCGCTCGATAAAACCGCCCTCGCTTTCAGTTCGTCCTGCCTCAGAAAACTGCCTGAAAGGCTTTTGATTCATCATGTCAATGAGGCGCATGAACTCAAGCCTGCCATTTTTCCAGCGCACTACGCCCCCCTCTTCCTGGAGGATTTGAGCGATATGGAATGAGGGAGTGTCCCCGATAAAGCATGAAAAGCGGGGGACAGGGAAATCGTTGACAATGCCGCGCACGCGCGAACCGGCGGCGCGGTAGATGCTTGCGAGCGTCGTGTTTTCGACAATGATTGCGCGGTTTCGGACATAGGCAATATCCTTCACGCCGTCGAGGATTGCTGTAATGCGCAGCCCTGAAAATTCCTTGTCGCCCTGCGCAGCGGGAAAGGTGCAGATTTCGCTTTTGATGATTGAGAAAACCTCACCGGAGGCGAGGGAAATCGTGCGCCCCTGCCCCAGGCGTTTAACAAAATCATCGTCGCCCGCCTTGACCTCCACTTCGAGGGAACAGGGGACGGGCGAAAGGTCCGAGCGGAAAACCGCAGAACGCATCAAATCGCCTCGGATTTGCGCGCCGTTGTCGAGCATGACAATCATTGCGCCTCCTTTGGCGATTAGCGCAGATAGTTAAACTCGGTGAGGTGGTACAGGTCGATCTTCACGCCCTCGCTGTCAACGAACTGCGGGGCGTTTTCGTCCTGAACATCGGTAAGGATCGGCTGAACAAAGCACTTATGGGCCATTTCCTGCTCATAGGCCGCAATCTCCCCGGCGATTTCGCTTGTCGAGCGTCCGTAGGGATCAACGCCCAGGCCGCGCGAGGCCTCAAGCTGCAAGGCCGATTCACGCTCAACGAACAGCAGAAAGAGCGGGCGAATGATCGCCCACTCGCCGGGAGTCAAAAGCGTGTCGCAAGAGAGCGTGTCGCCATCCTGGACGTTGATGAGGTCAGCGTAGCCCGCGTAAAAACGCACGGCGGCCTTGGCCTGCGCCATGACCATCTGCTCTGACAGAAGGACACCGACGGCGCGCTCTTCTGTCAGAAAGTCACTCACCAGCTGAGACAGGCTTTCGTTCATGTCAGCCGTCCTTGCCTACGGGTTGCTTTAGCGGTAGTTCTCGCTGTTGCCCGCCTCATCTTCCCCAAAGTAGTGGAAGAACAGCGTGCCGGTGAACTGCAGCGGCTGAGAGCGGTTTTCCCAATCGCGGTCAGCAACATCGAGCTGGAGGAAACAATCGCGGTAACGCTTGCGAGACAGGTAATGCTCGGGCGTTCCCTCGTAGATCCAGCAGTCGAACGTGGTTTCGCCGTTGGCGTACTTGCCGCCGCGCGTCAGCAGATCGACAAGCATCTTGGAGCACGAACCGGCCACAGTCTCATAGAGGGCAATCGAACCCTGCTGATTCGTCTTGACCTGCTGCGGCTGCCAGCCCACAGAACCCAGGGGCAGCGGGACTTCAATTTCGCCCTGCGCGGTGAGTTCAGCCCAGGGGGCCTGCTTGACAAGCAGATATTCGTCATCAAAGCCATCAATGGCAAGGGTAAAGTCAGAGCTGATCGCCTTTGCACCCTGCGCCATCGAAGAGTCATAGATACTCTTCAGGTAATTTCCGGTAGAAACGGCCATTTTGTTTTTCCCTTACGAAAAAGGACATCGGATAGGGGGATTTTGTGTTGTTCCCTCCTTGTTCCCATGTCCCTTTTTCCGATTAGAACCGCGATTTAGCGACAGTCTTTGCAATAACCCCCTGCCCCCGGATCACGTCATTCAGGCGGTTCACTATCGCCACCTGAGTTTTGCCCTCGGACTCCCTGCCCTTTTTCCAATTGTCGAAAGGCTGAGACTCGAAAAAGAGCCGTACCAGGCTGGGCGTCAAGTCAAGCGCGGCATTAAGCGGCGTTGACGTGTAAAGCGTCATGTATGAGGCGAGCGAAAATAGGCTATCGCGCCATTGCTTGCGCGAAACGCGAGAGGCAGGCACTAATTGGAAATCGCGCGGGCGGCAACACAGCGCCGTCCGCCCCCTTTGCATCCTGTTTCGGCAAACACACAATGCCGTCGGTACCTGTCTCAATATCGAACAGGTGCGCGAGCTTTTCCCGCGCGGCGGCAAGCTGATAGACAAGCACAACGAAATCGCTTTCCGGGAACGCGGCAAACACGCGCATACGCTCTAGCATCTTCGCGTCAATGTCGCCCTCGGTAAGGCCATAGAACGGGTCAGGATCGCCCTCCCGGCGCAACTGCGCGGCCATCACGCCCAGCATCCAATGCAGGCGCGCGGGCGGCGGGTTTTCGCCCTCGTTTAGGGGTTCGCCCAAAAGGCGCTCAATGGACTCGGCAAGCAGGCCGGTCAGGTGTACCGCGTTCCACCTGTCGCCCTCCAATTCGCAGACTTCCACGCTGTCAGCGGCATAGTCCTTTTCGGCTTGCAGATAGTCCGAAAAATGCCCGCCCCCCACCTCAAAATCGGGGGTCTTTTCATCCGTTGATGCCAGGTAGTGACAGACAGCAAAAACGCGCTCCTGGACAGTCCAATTGCGCGGGTCTTTGAGCGTTTCGTCTTTGGTTTCCACCTTGTCAATCGCGTATTTCAGAAAGGCCGTAGTCTCTGCCTGTTCCTGATTTGCCGGCATCGTCGCAAGGGCGATTGAATTTGCAATGCTCAACTCTTTGAGCTGGATCGTGAGGCGCTTGGTGCGCAGAACTGAAAAATGGTAAGGCATATTAGAGCTTGTAGGATTTCCAATCTTTCTGGTCAATGGCGGCGAGCGTCTGCATCGAAATCTGCGCACGGATGCTCACAAAATCGCCCCTCTTGTTGATCGGGCTGTCGAGCGGCAGAGACACCGACTCAATCACCAGCGGCTTGTAGGTGCGGCCCTTGTACGTCATGCCGATAATGGTCGGGGCCTTGGACGGCATCATTGCCTCGACCCATTCCTTGCTGCCTTTCATGGCCTCAACCGCGCGGGCCATGAGCACGCTGTCATTGCTCAACTCTTCCGGCAACGCCCAGCTCATCAACTGATTGAGCGGGGCTTCTACTTCGCTTTTTGCGTCACTCCAGGCTCGAAAAACGAGCGTAGCCGTGATCTTGACAGGCTCCATGCCCGTAAAAACCTGCATGGAGTTCAGCTTTGTCATACCAGTCCGGTTCAGGAATTGCGACAGGCCGCTGTTTGTAACCTCAGATACTTTGCCGCCTACTACAGCATCCACAACCGGCTGCAATTGACCGCTCTGGAGCATGGCAAAGAGCGTCGGTGCTTTCTGATCCGCTCCGCCCTCAAACTCGCTTTTCCAGCCCAAACCGAGTTCAAGATTCGAGTCCACAAGCGGAGCGCGAACGCTTACGGCCTCCGGGTCTCTGCCCCAATCGGTAAAAGAGTCGGTCGTTCGCTTGCAGGGGAAAAATTCAGCAATGAGTAACGGCGAAAGATCACCCCAATCGCCGGTCAGGGTTCTTTGCGCCGCCTTTTGGTCGAGAATGTCACTTGCCATTTGCCGCCTCGGTAATCAATGAAAAAGGCGGGCGCGGACCCCAGGAGAAATAGTCCACGCCCGCCCCCTCTCTCGCGTTGAAGAGTTGGGTTACAGCCCCATCTGACGACGCTTGCGCATCGACTTTCTGCGGTGGAGCTTGGCAATGCCCGTATTGGCCTTCATGTGAGCTTTGCGAAGGGCGGCCTTCTGAGCACCGGACAGGCGCACGCGACCGGACACGCGCTTTCTCACGCGCATCTTCTGTCCGCCGCGAATCACAAACTTCCGCTTGTAAACAGCATCAAGCACGCTTTCGTTTTCGCTGTCGGCAAAAGCGAAGTTGGCCAGATCAGCATCGGCCTCATCGCCATCAGGCAGGGCGCTCACGAGGAAATCGTGGATGCGCTCGGCAGCCTCGTTATCCTCGTCGTTGAGCAGCTTGTCAATGTCGTCATCGTTCACGCCGTGCTGAGCAAGGTACGTCCAAGCGGCCTCAAGGACCTCATTGAACTCTTCGACTTCCTCCTCATCGAAATCCTCATCAGATTCGGCGTCATCGTCAACGATACCGGCAAGCATGGCCATCAGGCGGTCGGCCATAGATTCGTCACCCTCAAGGTCAGCCGTCTCAGCCCATTCCTGAATGACAGCGCCGACCTCAAGATACAGACTCTTCTGCGCGAAATCGGCAGCCGCATCCATCACGGCCTCCTTGCGCTTGGCCTCCAGCTCCTCCTTGGAGCAGGACTTTCCCGCGCAATCGAGGGTCGCCTGCTTCAGAGTGGAGCGCAGCAATTCGTTAAAAGAACTCATTTTTGCTCCTTACTTGGTAATGGTCTGCGTGACGTAGATCTGACGAACTGTGCCGTCGTAGCGCAGCCAGTAATTGACAACCATCTGGTCATACGGGTTCTGCTCGTCGGGTACAACCTCGAACTTGAACGCAGCGCCTCCCATCGTCGGATCATTGCTCGGGACAAGCCAGCCAGAAGCCTGGGCATCCTCAAAGAGCTTTTGCAGGTACTCGCTCATGCGGCGAATGGCGACCTGCATCGGGAGCTGGAGGTAATCCTTGCCCGCGCGGGTCACGGCATCGTCGATATGGCTCGACATATCGGCAACAGAGATCAGCTTCTTAAGCGAAGATTCGACCAGAGCGCACGTCAGCGAGTCCTTGAACACGTAGCGTCCGCCGCCGGTGTAGGTGTCATAAATGACAGGGTTGATCTTTGCCTTGGCGAGCTGACTGAACTCCTTGTCAGACGGGAAGTAGGTCTGCATGAGTCCGGTGCGCTCAACCGGCCAATTGCGGCCTGCAATCGGATAGTTCTTAGCGGCAAAGCCCTTGGCGTTCTTCACGGCATTGCGCCCGCAGGCGTAAGCAATGTTGAGCGTGGCCGTGCCGATATAACCATTCGGGTTCACGCCCGAAATATCATCGGACTTGAACGGGGACCAGAAAGCCTGGAGCAGGTGCGCAGTCTTGTTAGAGCCGGGATTCATGCGATCCTTGAAAGCGATAGCCGCCTCAGGAGTCAGGGACCCGTCAATGTCGAAGCGGAGCTGTCGGTTCGTGTCGAAAGCAAGCTGCGCGAGCTGGTTCAGCAGATTGATGTCCTTAGAGCCGCCCGAAGAGATATAGGCGTAGTCGAAAGGAGTTTTCTGGAGCTTCACGCGCGCATCCTGGAGCTGCTGGGCCGTGTAGGTCGTAGCACCTTCAGTAAAGCACACGAGCGTCGGGGAAACGTACCAATCGCGCGCACCCATTGCGTTGTAGTCATAGCCCGTGATGAGACTCGTTGCCTCAAGCGCGGTCATGGCCTCCTTGATCGTCTGAGCGACAGAGACCTCCACGAGGTCAGTCTGAGCCGTCACAACGTCAGGCAGGTACGCAGAATTGCCGTAGTCGTCCTTTGCATCCGGGTCGAGCGATCCACGGAACTCAAAGAGCTTGTTCTCGGCAGCGTCATAGAGGCGCAGGTAAACCCAGCCGGCATCAAGCTCGTCAGCCTCAACGTGCAGACCGATCTTAAAGCCGTCGTTGAAGCATTCAACGTGCTTGACAAAGAGCAACGTGCCGTCGCCAACGGTCGCATCCGCAAGATTTGCGGTCTCGACCTTGGTAGCGAAGGATGCCTTGCCATCAGCGGCGGTCAGGCTCACGGATGCCCACTTGTTCACCGCGTCAGCGCCCACAACGCGCATGACGACAGCCTCATAAGCGCCGCGATTCAATGCCTCCACAACATGGACCCAGGCCTCGTTGAGCGCGTTCTTGCGAATCGTCTCGCCGCTGCCAAGGCGATTGTAAACATTGCCAGAATCGACAACGAACGGCTTGTCAATGCGGCCGCGCGTCGCGCGCATGATGATTCCGAAAACTTGGTCAGCCTTGCCGGTAGCAGGAATCTCGCTCGCATCAACGAGCGGATTGAGCTGCACACCGGACTCATAGCCAAGCTGTCTCACAAAAGCAGTAGCCATTTTTTAGTCCTCACTTTTCGTTTGCGTAACTTGTTTTGCGCGGGGCTTGCGTCCACGGCGGCGCGGGGCGGCGGGTGCAGTCGCGGAGACTGCGGCGGCCTCTTCGCTTGCCTGTTCCTTTTCATCCGCTTGCGCGGGTGCGCTTTCAGCCGTTGCCTCCAGGATTTCGTTGATATTCAGCATCCGTCCCATTTGCATGGCGCGGTAGAACATCAGCAGCAGAGTCGAGCCGTCAACCGAAAAGGTCACGCCCTCCTTGCCATCCTCAGAGAATCGGCTGGGAATCTCGAACCGCTCAGAGCCGCAGCAAAGCGACAGCGCGGTAAATCCGTGATTCACAAAGCGCACAGGGACGGGAGAGACAATGCCCGCGCCAATGGTCTGTTCAACCTTCTTGCCCAGGGTTTCCAGGCTGTCAATGTTTCCGATCTTGACGCTAGACATTGCTCACTCCTTACCGCAAACCTCTTGCCTGATTAGTCACGGGAAACGATGGTCGAACCGCTCATGCCGGTCACGTTGACCAGGGCAAAGCCGCAGGCAGACGGATGATGCGGGTTGACTTCCGTGAAGTTACGGGCATAGAACCCAGCGTTACGCTTCATGTCGCGCAGCACACCGAGTTCCATGACGGACGGCGGGACGGCCTCGCCAAGGACAATCGGGTTGCGGGTGACGTTCGTACCGCGGCCCACGCAGAGAATCTGAGCGGTGTCCTCGGTTTCCTCGACGATCTTCGGGGTGTAGTACACCTCGTAGCGGCCAAACAGGCGGCCCAGGCGGTAGATGCTCGGACGGGCCGGCACACCGGAGGCGGCGAAGTTAGGCACATCAAGGCCGAAGAGCTGGGCGGCAACGCGCTTACCGACATACAGGTGCGTAATGCCGTGGTCGATGGTGTTGTTAGCCATTTCCTGCGACAGATCACCCAGCGGATAAGCAAGGTCCTGCCACACATTCGCGCGGTTTGCCGCGTTCTGGTAGTGGCGGGATGCGAACCAGTCAAAGGTACGCTGATAGTTCTTAGCGATGCGCATACCCATGCGAAGCACTTCGTAGTGGCGTTCGAGCGCGAACTGAGACTGAATGGCGACGATGCTCTCAGAGAAGGGATCGAGGCCAAGTTCATTGCTCATCTGCGTGCGAGCGTCAGGCGTGACGTGCGTGGTCACGCGCCAGGGGTTGGCGAAGAGCTTGAAGGTTTCGACATTGCTGATGATGGACGGGGTGAGGTCCGGATCACGTTCAAAGTCGATAAAGCCCTTGACAGTCACGATGGCGGCGGCGGGCATGGCGGGCGTGGTCGTCAGAGCGAAAACGCCGGTGTCCGTGTTGATCGAACCGCCGATGACGTATTCCGTGCCAGCCAGCACAACCTTTCCGGAGATCACGGATTCGCCAGAACCAGAGGGGCCGGCGACTTCGCGGGCTGCATGGAAACCATTGACGTAAACCTGAGTGCGGCCGCGCATGAGCTTGAGATCGCCAGCGAGCGGCAGGCAGGTATCGGGCGTAATCTGCACCTTGGTAATCTTGCCCGTAATCTTGCCCTGTGCGTCAGGGTTGGCGGTGTGAACGCGGGCAGACGTAATGTAGGGATCACCGCAATCAACGCCGTCGAGAATTGCTCCCTGGGCATAAGAACCGGAGGCAACGCCAGC